AAGAAGAACTGAAGCAGCTGAAAGCTGACCTGGAAGCGAAAGAGCAAGCCCTGAAAGACCGGGAAGCCTCTTTTTCCGAGAAAGAGACCGCCATCAAAGCCAGCGAAGCGGCACTGCAGAAGCAGGCGATCGCCAGCGATCTGGATGTGTTGGTGAAAGCCGGTAAGGTGCTGCCCGCCCAGAAAGCGCAGCTGGCAGAGTTCATGGCCAGCCTCGACAACGACAAAGATGTGCTGGAATTCGGTGAAGGCGAGCAGAAAAAGAGCTTCAGTCAGCAGGCTTTTATGAAGGCGTTTCTGGGCAAGTTACCCAAGGCGGTGGACTTTAAGGAACACGCTGCAGACGACCAGGAGCAGCCACCGGAAAACAGCAACGAACTGGCGCAGAAAGCCCTGGAGTATCAGGAGGAGCAGCGCAAAAAAGGCAGAACCGTCAGCATCACCCAGGCGGTCAATGCGGTTCAAAAAGGAACTGCCAAGAGCTAATAAAGAGAAGGACTAAGCCATGAGAAACGACGGACTGATTAAAACCTTTTACGCCGATGGCACCCTGGAAGGTCGCAAGCTGGTGACCTTTGGCACCGGCAAGTTGAAAGTCAAACAGGCGACAGCGGCAACGGACGCCCTGATCGGTGTCACCACCCAGATCGGCAGCGAGAGCAATGGCCGGGTGGACGTGATTTTTTCCGGCATCACCGAAGCCACCGCCGGCGGCAGCATCAGCAAAGGCGAAGTGCTGACCAGCGATGCCAGTGCCAACGTCATCACCGCCACACAGGCCTCAGACCGGGTGATCGGTATCGCTCTGGAAGACGCCGTGGCTGGTGATTTTGTCACCGTATTGATTGCCCAAGGTTAAGGAGAACCATCATGGCCAACGCACCGTTTAAAACCAACCCGACCCTGACGGCTATTGCCATCGCCTACATGAACAATGAATTCATAGCAGACCGGGTGCTGCCAAGAGTTCCTGTGGGTGCCAGGGAATTTAAGTGGACGAAGTACAACACTGAAGACCGTTTCACGATTCCAGATACGTTAGTCGGCCGTAAAGGTCAGCCAAACGTCGTGGAATTCGGCGGCACCGAAGAAGCCGGTTTTGTTCAGGATTACGGTCTGGAAGACCATATCCCGCAGCAGGATTTAGACAACGCCACCAACAGCAACTTTGACCCACGAGGCAACGCCGTGGAGCTGCTCAGCGAGATCATCGCCCTGGATCGGGAAAAGCGAGTCGCTGCCAAGGTTCAGGACAAAGCCAACTATGCCCACAAGGAAACCCTCAGCGGCACCGACCAGTGGAGCCATGCCGACAGTAAGCCTCTGGTGGCATTGACCGACGCATTGGAAACGCCCATCAAGCGCCCCAACATCATGGTCACCAGTCGTAAGGTCGCTGTCGCCCTGCGCCGTAACCCGAGCATCGTTAAGGCTTTTAACGGCACAGTATCCGATGACGGCCTGGTGCCTTTGTCGTTCGTCCGAGAGCTGCTGGAAATTGACGAGATTCTGGTGGGAGCCGCCTATTACAACAGCGCCCGTCCCGGCCACGATATGCAGCTGGAGCGTATCTGGGGCAACCATTGCTCGCTGATTTACCGCAACCCCACCGCCAGACCGAACCGTGGCGTCACCTTCGGCATGACCGCCGAGCATGGCCAGCGGGTCAGCGGTACACGTCAGGATGCGAATATTGGCCTGCGTGGCGGGGAAGCGATTCGAGTGGGTGAGTCAGTCGACGAGCTGATCATTTGTAACGATGTGGCCTACCACCTTGAAAACGTCATTAGCTAAGGAGTGGCTATGAAATACACAGCACTACATAGCGTACGGCACGATGGGCAATTGTATCAGGCAGGGGAAACGTTGGAGCTGGACGACACCGCTGCTGATACTTTGCTGGCTTGTCGTGCAGTGGCGGCGATGGAAACGGCAGAGGCAGAAGTCACTGAGCCAGAAGGCGTCGAGGCAGAGCAGGACGTAAACTCTGTGGAGCCAGAGCCAGAGCCAGAGCCAGAGCCAGAGCCAGAGCCAGCCAAGCCTGCCCCAAAGTCGCAGAAAGGCAAGGGTAAAAAATGAAGTACTGCGACAGCGCCGCCATGATCGCCCGGTTTGGAGAGGACGAGCTGATTCGCCTCACCGACCCGGGCGATGGTGCTATGGATAACGCCGCCATTGACGCCGCCCTGACCGATGCCAGCGATGAAATCGACAGCTATCTGGCAGTACGTTATACCCTGCCGCTGTCGGTTATTCCTGAGATCGTGGTCAGGCTTTGCGCCGATATTGCTCGCTATCGTTTATACGACGGCCGCATGCTGGATGAGGTCGAAAAGCGTTATGACGACAGCGTCAAGCTGCTTAAGGACATTGTCCGGGGCAGCGCCGTCCTGCCACTACCCACCACCACCGCCAGCACCGAAGTCAGCACCACCCGCAGCCGTGAAGACCGGCTATTTACCCGGGATACCCTGGAGGACTTCTGATGCTATCCCTTGAGCAAGGCCAGCAGGAAATACAGAACCTGATGGATACCGTGATGCTTTACCAGCATCGAAAGCCGCTATTTACCCGGCTGGGTCGGGCAGTACTCACTGACGCCCGTCTGAATTTCCGCCGACAGCATGCACCGGATGGCACACCATGGGCACCCTTGAAGATCAGAACCGGGCAGATTCTGAGCCACACCGGTCGCCTGCGAAACAGCCTGAGCTACAAAACCGGCAACGACGAGGTGGCAGTAGGAACCAACGTGAAATATGCAGCGGTTCACAACTTCGGAGCCACCATCCGACCGAAGAAAGCGAAGATGCTCGCCTTTCCCGGCAAGAACGGACAAACAGTATTTGCCAAGAAAGTCGTCATTCCTGCCCGCCCATTCCTGGGCATCGAGCAGCGCCAGATCAATTTGGTTCAACAGACCATCGAGCAGTGGGTCAAGGACGTGGCCAACCGCAATGTTTAACGAAGCCCTCAAAGCCATCACCGACCACCTGGAAGCTGCACTGGTCAACCACACGACAGATGTGGCAAGTCACCCCGGTCGCTTTACCGAAACCGAACTGAGCCGCCTGCTCACCGCCAGAAAAGCGGTGCGGGTGTCCATTGAGAACACCCAGAGCGTCAGCGTCACCGGTCAGGGCATCCAGGAGGCGAACCTGTTGATGGCCGCCTTTGTGATTTGCAGCGACAGCAAAAACGAGCCACGGCATGAAAGCGCCCTGTTACTGACCGAAGCCATTATCGAGCAGCTGCCGTTTAACCGATTTGGTACCGACTACCTGAAGCCGGTAAAGCCCAGCAGCATCTCAGCGGAAAATTTATACAGCGGAGAGATAGACCGAAAGGGGATAGCATTATGGGGCATCTCCTGGGAACAGACCCTGACCCGACCATGAACCACAGAAGGAACTGAACAATGGCCACACAAGATCGCTCCTACATTGGCAAAGGAAAAATTTACCTCAAGCGGTTAAGCGCCAGTACCGGCTTTTTACCGGTGGGCAATTGCAGCGCCCTGGAAGTGAGTTTTGAAGAGGACAAGAAAGAACAGAAAGACTACACCAGCGTGGGCGGTGGCAACGTCAATGTGGTTTCAAGAATAGACAGCGTCACCGGCAGCATGACCGCTATGGATTTAAGCGCCGCCAGTTTAGCGCCTGCCTTGCGAGCAGCGGTGAGCGAAGAGGCCAGCGGTTCCGTTACCGATGAGGTGATCGCCGCCAGCGGAACCGACGGTGAATTGTTGCCCTTTGCCTTTGCCCCTGACCATAGCCAGAGCATCACCGTGAAAGACGATATGGACAGCGCACTGACCGAAGGCACTGACTACAACCTCACTGCTAACGGCATCGTCGTGATCGGTACCGGCGCTATTGATAACGGCGGCGTGAAGGTGAGCTACACCAAAGCACCGCAAGAGATCATGCATGCCTTGGTGGAAGCAGGCGAGGAGTTTGCTTTGTTCTTTGACGGCATGAACGAAGCACAGTCCGGAAAGCCGGTGAGTATTACGATGCATCGCCTGAAGTTTTCGCCAGTACAGGGGCTGCCCTTTATCAGTGACGAGTTTGCCGAGGTATCAATGGAATTTGAGGTGTTGAGAGACAGCGGCATCACCGGCAGTGGTATATCGCAATTTATGAAAGTCGTTCAGGCCATATAAACGTCCAGCGACTAACAAGCCCGTTTTAAGGCTGCCCTCGGGTGGCCTTTTTTTTAGCCAGAAGGAGCCAGGGACATGGCCAGCAATAACAGTGTACTCAATATCGTTATCCGGGCTCGGGATTTAGCCAAGGGAGCCCTGCAGAAAATAACGAAAAGCATCCGCAGCGTCGGCGATGCCAGCGACGACACCAGCGAAGACCTGCAGCAGATGGGGAACGCCAGCAAGCGCACCTCTGCTGACATGAAGAAAATGGGCAAAGCAGGCAACCAGCTGAACAAAAGTTTTGCCAGGCTTGGGAACAGAATTCGGAATTTGGTCGCTGCCAGCCTCGGTTTTTACGCCCTTAAAAAATCCATGCAGGGCGTCCTCGAAACCGGTGACCAGTTTGAGCGCCTGCAGATCCAGATGAACGCAGTGATGGGCAGCGTGGCGGAAGGCGAGCGAGCCACCGAGTGGATCAAGGAATTTACCAAGGCCACACCGCTGCAGCTGGATCAGGTAACTGAAGCCTTTGCCATGCTGAAAAACTTCGGCCTTGATCCGATGGACGGCACGATGCAGGCCATTGTGGATGTCAACAGCAAGCTGGGCGGCAGTCAGGAAAGACTACGCAGAATCAGTCTGGCACTGGGGCAGGCCTGGGGTAAAGAGAAGCTGCAGGGCGAAGAAATACGACAGCTAGTCGAGGCGGGTGTGCCGGTTTGGAATACCCTGGCCACGGTTACCGGCAAGAACGTCACTGAGCTTAGAAAGTTGTCCGAGCAGGGCAAGCTGGGCAAGGACGTTATCAGAGAGCTGATGGATCAGTTAGGCCGGGACAGCGTGGGGGCTGCATCGGCCAATATGAAAATCTATTCAGGCTTGATATCCAACCTGAAAGACCGCTGGACATTGTTTAAAAAGGAGATCGCTGATTCAGGCTGGATGGCTTACGTCACCGCCATGCTAACCAAGCTGGGCAAGAAGTGGGATGAGTTGGCAGAGAACGGCAAGCTGAAGGCGTTAGCAGAAAAAATCAGCGACGGGTTTATCAGCATGGCTGAGTCGGTGCGCCTTTCTCTGTCGTCCATTTCTTTTAAACAGGTGATCCAGAAAACTACAGAAGCATTCAACACCGTAAGCACCACCCTCGGCCAGCTTCGTTCTGCCTTTGAGTTTACCGGTAATTTTATCAAGGTGGTGTTCAATACGTTCACCATGAGCGTGAAAGGCTTTGCAGCGGGCATCCTGTCGGTATTGGCAGAGATCAGTTACGGCTGGCAAAAAATCTTTGAAGTGGCCGGTCTGGATACCCTGGAAGAAAAATTTAGCAGCGCTACCAACCTGATGCGGGATCAGGCAGCCGCTTTTAAAAAGGAAATGATGATCGATGCGAAAGACATTAAAGATGCGATGGATGGCATGTATCAGTCGTTCGTGACTTCCAGCAAAAACGCCAATGCCAACATTCGCAACGACAGCAAGATCACCTGGAAGATGATCCAGGAGGAGCAGAACCGCTACAAAGAAGCTCTGGATGAAACCAACGACAAACTCAATGAGACCGGCGACACCGCCAAACAGGCTTTCAAAGACGCCGCCGATGCGATGGCACAGATCAGCAGCGCCGAGACCCGCACCGAGCTGGCCAGCCTGGGCGTGGCATTGGCGGAGGCATTCAGCCTTGGGCAGCTGAGCCTCGAGGAGTACACCGAAGCCACCGAAGCCAGCCGCCAGAAATTGAAGGAACTGAAAGAGCAGGCAGACACCACCAAAAAGGCATTAAAAGAAGTAGGCGACACCAGCGAGGAGTCGAGCGAACAACAGACAGCCGCTTTGCAGGATGCCACGTCCATCGCTGGAGTGATGGCAGGCCACTACAACGCCATAACTGCAGAACTTCAGGGCATGAGCAGCGCTGCCCATGATTCATTTATCGCCATGCAACAGGGCGTTGGCTCGGTAGACACCAGCGAAGCCAAAGGCAGCTTGGAAGACCTAAAAAACGAATTAAAAGCAACCAATGAAGAAATCAGCAGGCTGCAACATTCGCAACATCAATTCGACGTAACAGGCATCGGCGGCTGGCTCAATGAAACCGCCAGCGATGCGGCCCACGTTAAAAAACAGTTTCTGGAGCAGAAGATCGCTCTGGAAGACCTGATGGCCAGCTATGAAAACGGCGAACTATCCGCCCGACGATTTGCCCGGGAGGGTGAGCATGCCGCCAGCACCCTGAACCTGTTGAACGAGCAAGACCTGAGCCGCCTGGACAATGCCATCCAGCAGGCCGAGTCGAGCATGGAGTCACTGAACAGCAGCGCCAGAAACACCCTGGACGGGTTACAGAACGAGTTAGACCGCCTCCAGGGTAAGCAAGACCAGATCGAGAAACGCCAATACAAGAGCCGCCAGCGAGACCTGAAAAACCAGCTGGAAGAAGCCAAGGCCGGAGGCGACCAGCAGAGCATTCAGGATTTGAGCAAAGCCCTGCGAGTGAACGAGGCCATCTACCGGGAGAAGCGCAACCAGCTGGCCGAAGAACAGAGAGCCGAGCAGCTGCAGAAACTACCCAGTCAGCGGGAAAATTCACGCATTAACCCACCACCGCAAAGCGCACACAGTAAACAGGCAGAAAAGATTATCCGTCTTGAGTATCCTGGCGGCAGCGTCAACGTGGGCATCAACCGAAGCGATGAAAGCAAATTGCTGGAAGCCCTGAAAAACGCCGGATTGAGATCCGTATAAGGAAGGCCTATGCAACTGGATAGCATCACACTGCCCGATGATTTGTTGTGGATAAACGAGTTTGAGTGGAACCCGGTGGAGCAGAGCCAGAAACGCACCTTAACCGGTGCTTTGCTGATTCAGGAGCAGAGCAAACAGTATGGTCGATCCATAGAGCTCTCCGGCGGACAGGACGCCGGATGGGTGACCCGCAGCACTGTGACCAGCCTGCTCACCTTGAGCGAAACCGCCAACAACATCATGACCCTGACCCTGCCCGACCTGCGGGAGTTTTCGGTAATTTTTGACCGAACCTCGGGCAGCCCGGTGGAAGCGCAACAGGTGCTGCCCTTTGCGTTTCCCGATGACGACTACCAATACAGCTTGACCCTGCGGCTGCTGACCGTGGAACCCCCGTCAGTATAAAACCCGTACAAATAAACAAAGGTGATATGGATGGCCATCAATAACAGCGACGTAAAACTCTTTGAAAGCCAGCGCCTGACCGATGAGGAGGACGGTGGCGGACGGGTAACCGGCAGCGAAGTGATCGACGGCAACGTGAATAATTTGTTCCGGGACATTTCCCGTTTAGACAGAACCGTCGGTGACGTAGCTTTACGTAAAGCATTTATCGGGATCAGTACCGACAACAGCGATGCCTATTTAGGTAGCCACCTGATCCTGACAGAACCTCCGAAAGACCCGAACGTCAGCGTCCTCCTATTCAATACCGACGACCAGACCGACGAGCGAGCCGACGCCCGCAACCGGATCGAGAGCTATGTGGTGCCGGGCATTCAGGCCAGCTGGCTGCCCATTGGTGACCAGCTGCAGGGACAGCGCACCATCGTCGGCTATCAGCGGGAGGAGCTGGCCATTCCCGAGATCGGCGAAGTTTACAAGATCACCACACCGGATGAGCAGGTCAGCCAGTTTGTCCGGATTACCGGCCTCACCCACCAGGTGGCCACGTTCACCTATAACCAGGGCGGCAAGTTTGTGGACTTTACCCGGCGAAAGCTGGAGATGGACATCAGTGCGCCATTGATCACCACGTTTATCGGAGCGCAGCCGGTACCGGGCATCCCCGAAGAAGAAACCAGCACAGTCCACACCACCCAGATCGCCGACACCTCCCGCTATTACGGCATCCAGTCAGCCAGCGCCAACATCACCGCCGGTGACCTGACTATTAAGGCGACGAGCGTTTATAACTCGCTGGTGCCCAGTGCCAAAGTGGAAAGCCCCCTATTGGATCAGTATGGCGGCTACACCGGCAAAACGATGGTGGCCACTTCAGCGAGCACCCGAAACGTCGCCTGTCGCTTTGTTCATATCAGCGGCAACCAGAGTCGAACCTATCTACAGCGAGGCGTCCTGCCCAAAACCCTGAATCTGTCATTAGACGGGGGCACCTTTGCGGACGATGGCGCAGGCCTGCTGATCCATAAAAGCGGCAGCAACAACTACAGCCAGCTGACCATCGACTATGAGCTGGGCGAGATTAACGTCTGGCGAGCCAGCAGTTACACCACGGCCACCGGTTCAGCCAGCTATCAGCCTGCAGTGGCGATTACCGGAGCCGCCGTCAGCGGTGCCATTCCCATCACCAACCAGAACCGGGGCTTTAACTACACCCTGAACATGGCCGAGGCGAAACCAAGACCGGGTACTCTGGTAGTGAGTTATATCG